TAGAACTATGTTAAAATATAGAGCTTAAATCCTTGATATATAAGGGTTGTAGAGATTATAAACAAAAATTTTAACGCTTTTTACTACGTTCGACCAAAAAATCATAATGCTTTTAAGATACTGCTGAACTTTTCAGCGGTCTCTTTTTCTTTACTTTTGGCAAGGTGGCTATATGTATTCATTGTGATAGCATAATCTGCATGTCCTAATCGTCTTTGTATCTCTTTAGGGTTAACATCGTTGTTCATCAAAAGACTAGCGTGAGTATGACGGAAACCGTGAAAGCCAATGTTAGGTACTCCAGCATTTTTGAAGTGTCTCACTAATTTCTGTCTCTCTATTTCATAAGACCTCATTTTTTGATGATATGAGAAGACTAAAGAGTCATGCAAGGATATAGCACCGTCATTTTGATATTTCCGCCATTCTTTTAAACTTTCAAGAGTGTCGTTATCCAAAAACACAGAACGATTACTCTCTTTTGTCTTTGCGCTATCCTGTATCAAATTGCTTTGTTGAATTAGAGTTTTAGACACACTGAGATAATGGTTGTTAAAATCAATATCAGACCAAGAAAGAGCCATAGCCTCCCCTACACGTAAGCCAGTTGCAAGAAGTAGTTTGTATAAAGTCTTACTCTTTCGATTGTCCGTGCTTGGTTCTAAAGTATCAAGATACAACAAGAATTGTTTTAGCTCCTCATTATCAAAATACTTAATCTTTTTAACTGTCCTTGTCTTTAACTTAGGAGGGAAAACCTTTATAGCTGAATTGTCCTCGATAGCTCCTAATTGCATACCATAATCAAGGATACGTTTTATAAAGTTAAGAAGTAGCTTATAATCCTTACATTTTCCTCGCTCACGCTTACCGTTGATTATTTCGGCTGTATTTGCGTTATTAGCCCATTTATTGACAAGTTCCTGTAATAACATTGGCGTTATCTTAGAGAGCTTATACGAGCCAATAGGAGGTAGTATATAATTACGTAAGTAATTATCAGCAACACTTATACTATTTTCCTTAACTGTCAGCTTATAACTCTCAAACCAACTCAAAGCCAAAGATTCAAAGTTATCAAAAACCACTTTTTCCCTTGCAATTGTAGACCCATTATTGATAAACTTATTTATAGCTTGGCGTGCTTTAATATCACACATTTTTCTACTATTGGCACTTACACTTGTTCGTACTTGCTTACCTGTGAGATTATCCACACCCAAATAAACGTTAGTTCGGTACACCTTTGTACCGTCTTTTTTTATATATTCTTTAATATTCATAATTATTTCTTCCTTTCCATTTTGTACTAATGTCAGGCAAGGCATGTACGAGGATTGAGAAATATTGTTATTAGAGCTTATACGATTAATTAGTTAACTGGTTTATTAGTTTATAGAGTTATTAAATTCTCAACTGATATAGTATTATTTACGGTAACAAGAGTAACAAAGTATTATAAATGTAGTTATATCAATGGTTTATACTGTTACCTTTCTCTATATTAAGAGTAACAGTAAGGTATCAAGAGTAACAAATTGTCTGAGAAAAATTATTAGTTCTTATCTTGATAACTTATTAGAGCTGTAAAAGTACAGAAGTGATATTGATAATCAATATTGATTAGGTCAAAATTATTTCTCTCAAGATAGACTAAAAAATCATTAATTTTATCGTCAAAAACTTTTGCGCTGGTGTAACATGTTATTGTTTTCACTCTCATATACATACTCCTATATTTTCATCAGCTTTTAACGTGGTTCAGGTTTGCACGTATTAGGGTTAAGTAAAAAAGATTCAGTAATTTACTTATGGAATTGGTGGAAAAAGGGGGAATTTGTACAAAAATGTTCATATCCTATTATTGGTTTCAGAAAAAAGTGAAACCAAAAACATATAAATAAAATGAGATTTTGGCGCTTTTTATTTTTCTATGGTCTAGCATATCGATTCCCTCTTTGCGCTGGTTGCGCGATATTAGAGGCTTCTGCTTGTGACATATATTGGTAATTACTAGGATTAGTTACTGAAGAGTAATACTTGTTGCTTTCAGAAACAAACACCATACCAGGAGCTGCGATAGACCACCCGCCCTCAGTTGTGTAGGAGTTATCATTAGCTACTGTTTGAGATGAAGGCTCTGTAACTACTGGGGCTTGTTCTACTGCTTGCGATGAACTTACTTTAGGCGCTTCTGACTGTACTGGTTGAGTTGTTGAAGAGATCGGAGTTCCTGAGGCATAGTCAATTTCTAAGCCCTCTGCACTATTAATAACGATCACTTCTATATTTAGAGTATTATCTGAAGACTTGATATCTACAATTGACCCACGAGGAATAGTTTCATTAGCATTATAAACAGGAGTTGTCTGATAATCTATGGTTGAACTGGTATTTGGATTAGCTTTCCAAAAATTCTCAGCCAATTCTTCTGCATACCTCATTCCTCCATTTTGGTTTGCTCCAACATTTTGACTACGTGTACCAGTAGTGAAATTATATTTAGATGTATAAGAACCCTCTCCTAGCAAGCTATCAGCGATTGAATGACTTCTATTATACAAATAACCGTGGTAAGTTCTTTCTGTTAGTGAGAATGTAATAGCGATTTTGGGGTTGCTTGACGGCCAAGCTGGAGGGTCTAATGGTTGTCCTTGTCTCGAACCTTTTGAATCTTCATATTGTGAGTATGTTAATACTGCGCGTGCTACTCCCGAACGCCCTTTATCATCAGCATTAAAGTTATATTCTCCTGCTTTTATTGCATCAAGCCCTGAAAGTCTTGCTGAACCATTTTCCCAGTAGTAATTACCAGTAGGACCTGCTGACTTGGCGTTAGTGTACTCGTTTAATTTGTTTAAAATATCCGTTGTACTAGCTACAGACGAACTAGCAACTACTTTTTTAGCTACTTTAGAATTGGAAGGGCTTGTGCTACTGCTTTTGCTTACAGATTTCGCAGGCTTAGTGCTTGTGGATATTGAACTGCTAGAAGAACTAGAGGAATAGCTAGATATAGCTGTTTCAGTTTTATTATCCGAATTCGGTCCACTAAATGCTCCAGCATAAACTACAAATCCAAACAATGAAACTAACGCAAGTGGGACAACTCCGACTAACCAAACTTTTCGACCTGTCGTTCTATAATTTATAACTAAACGATAAATGCCATAAAGGCATAAGAAAGGGAACAGTAAAACAGCTAGAACCCAAAACCACCATTTTTTACTTTTATTTTTCATAAATTACTCCTTACCAGTTTTTAGTGACTGGGAACACCTAATTTTTCATTTTCACGCGCCCAAGCGCTTTTTATTTTGCGTTACTAAATTTAGGACTTGCTATAGTATACTGTGTTCATCGCAACACTAAAGAAAGTATTGAGAGAATCGATAAAACGGCAATGAGCCCTATACGTCCTATTTTCATATATTTATTTTCAGGATTTTTCAATACTATTACTACAAAAAGCAATGAAATGAACATTGACGGCATCAAATTAATTTTTAAAAATACCCTTATCATTAGAAGTATTAATAAACCAAATAAGAAAATTATAGTTTTAGCAATTACCTTTTTATTAATTCCTCTTTGTTCGCTATTATTTACTTTCATTTTTATATCCTTTTCTACTTGACAAAAACTAACAAATACAGTTATTTTCAACTGTTTCATTATATCCGTCAACCATTGTTATTCCTTGGCTTTCGCGTGTTTTATAACTTTTGTAGTGTCATCTTTGACGTTACCAGTACTAAATAATACTAAAGGTATGTGCTTATAGTGAATTGCTATAAGCCATTTAACGCAGGCAATTTTCCCTTGGTTACTTTTTGAACCTTTAGCTATGTTAAGAAATGTTAAGGTTCACAGATATATAGACTTTAGCACTATTAAAGTTCTAATCTATTGCTTTTTTCATTTCATGAATAACTCTTCTTAATTTTGGCAAAGGTAATTCCATCAGGTCAGCAAACTGTTCTTGTGGTAGTCTGTAGTGTTCTCCAAACATTTTCTCATACCCAGCTATAATTACAGCCTTTTCCATTCTTTCATCTAAGTGATCAATACTCTTTAAGTAGTCCGATAGTTTCATGTTTCCTCCTTTTTTAACCCACCAACTCAAACCAGCACAGCTCATACAGCAACGCACGAGCCTCGTCATAAGCGTTGTGATGATAGCTGTAAAAGTCTAAGAAGTTGTTGATAACTAATCTTTATTATCAAAATATCCCTCATCAATAAGTCTTTGTCTCTTGCGACCAAAATAACTGTTTTGGTTACTGTTTTGTCTATTATATCTAATACCGTTCAAGGTAAATTTGAGGGCTGTCAATTCATCATTTGTAAGTAACTGACCATCAAGTAATGCACGTACATTTTTATCAGTGATTGAGCGAAAATCAAAGGTTACAGTTTTTCCATCAAGTAGTTCTTTTGATAAATTAGTAGTATTTTCTAAATTAGTGGGAGTGAAAGTTCCGTTAGTATTTCTTAAACTTTCAACTTCCATGAGTAGTTCGCCCTCAGAAATCGAAAGTTCTATAGTTTTATTATCATCACTCATGAGGTTGTCTGTTATATCGGTTAAAATTTGGTTATACCACCACTCAAAAAGTGATTGACGAATAAATGGAAAATCATATAAACTCGTCTCATCCAAATCATAAAGTACCGATTCGCTTAGATTTGTTATACTATCATAGATTGGATTATCATCTAGAGTGTAACGGAAAAAATATATTAACTCATCAAGGACTTTATATTTAAAAGGGGATGAATCAATTTCTTTTCCCCGCTTGAACGGTTCCATTGGTTCGTCTCTTGAATTATCAGAATCTTTGTTAAATATCCACCCAAGCTCACCATATATTCCTTCGAACCGTACACTGATACTAACTTTATCTGGATAGTTAGGTATCTCATAAGCTTTAATGATTGCAGTACCAAGAAATTTATTTAAGTTATCATTTGTTAATATACTGCTTCGGTTTTCTTCGTTTAACGGGGATATTTTAGATATGGCTGTTACTAAATTCATAAAAGTATCGAATGGCGGTACTTTTTTTTCATTCTCTATTTCTGAAAGATATGGTTGATTTATTCCTGCAAGTTTCGCAAGTGTAGTTCCAGTTAAATCAAGCATTAGTCTATACTTTTTTAGTTTTTTTCCTATCATAGAAATTACCTCAATTCTTCTTATTATCTCTTGGAGATATTATAACACAGATTTCTTTTTCTTGACATTAACAAAAATTATCGCTATACTATAATCATATTTTATACATCGCTGAACGATGAATAACGAGCGATAAAAGAAAGGCTCCAAAAAATGAAAAACATTGCACTACGTCAACTTATCAATGATAAACGTCTCAAATTTTATGAAATTGCTCGTGAAATCGGCATTGCTCCAACTACATTTACAATTTGGATGCGTGACGAACTTACTGATGATAAAAAGAAAAAAGTCATGAATGCTATTGATTCTTTGTTAAATTAATTACTAACAAAGTATTTATTTTGATTTTCACAGCCTAAGCATGGCTCTAAACTACTGCCCTAACATGATGACCGCGATGTCTTTAAACGAAGTAGAAACGAGGATAAATGAAAGACTTAGCATTTTTAACCAGTCCTGACATGAGTAAAGCGGAAGTTGTAACTAACCATGTCGTTATTGCTGAATATGCAGGACTTAATAAAATTTCAGTTCGTAAACTGATTGATAACAATAAACAAGACCTTGAAGAGCTAGGGATATTGTCATTTGAAATGACAAAACCTATTAAAGGTTCAACTGGTGGACGTCCAACAAAAATTTATCAACTCAATCGTAACCAAGCTATGTTACTTATTACATGGCTAGACAATACCGAACCAGTTCGAGCTTTTAAACTGGCTCTTGTAAAACGATTTAATGAAATGGAAAAAGAGCTTCAGGCACGAAAGATTGCAAGAGCAGTCGAGAAACCAAAAGGTGTTAATCTTCATCAATCTATTTCAGAATGGGTACACTATCCACGTCATGGCAATACATGGCACACCATTATTAGAAGTTTGCTTGCTACAACTGTAACAGGACTAACTAAAAAGCAGATACAAGCTAGAGATACAGACTGGCGAAAAGAAAAAACGCTCCTAGACCTCTTAAATTCAGAGGAAATGGAACGTTATAAAATGCTTGAAAGTATCGCAATAGCAATGATTGAAGCTGGTTCTGATTATGAACCTATCAAAACAGCAATCAAATCCAAAATGACAACAAAAAAAGCCGTAACTGATCCCCATCAAAACGACTTTTAAACTTAGTAAGGCAAGCTCTTTACGAGTTTTGCTTTACTCCATTCTAACAAAAATTATCAGCAAAATCAAAGCTGATTGAACTTTGACAATTGAATAAGAGTGAACTTCTTGAAAAATGATTTATTTTTAATTTGTGGTGCTATAATTCTTGACATATTTAATTAGTGGTGCTATAATTATATATGTAAGGTTAATCAAGGGTTACAGCTTAGGCAAATGAGTACTGATTGACTTACGAATTTTAGTAAGAAAGGTGCAGGATTTGACTGAGGAAGAAAAAAGACGTGTAGGGCGACCTACCAACGACCCAAAAGAAACAAGGATGTCTGTAAGTTTTAATGCTGAACAGGCAAAACTAATCAGCGATTATTCCCAAGAAAAAGGGATAACTAAAGCTGAAGCAGTACGTCATGGCGTAAACAAATTAAAAGTAAAATAAAAAACTACTAAACTTCTCCCCGACCAAAGTTTGAAGTTAAGTAGTCCGCACCGAGAGTTTCACTCGATAAATAAATTATATCAAGAAGTGAACTCTTTTTCAACACGCATTTTTTAAAGTGCGAGAAATAGAGTTTTTTTGTACCCTAAAATACAAATTAGCTCTAGAAATTCAAAGGTAAAATCATGTTTGAAGAACTAGAAATTCATATCGAAGAAGTTGAGATGTATATACAAAACATCTACAAAGCTGTTAATGATTATGCAAGCGGAACTTATGAAAGTTTCGAGTTAGACGATAAAGGCACTCTCTTTATTACCAAAGGTAACGCACAGGACTTATCAGATTATGTCAGTGATTACCTTATGACCATTGCTAACATTATCGGTGTATCAATAATTGAATAGAATCGGAGCTAAAAATGAATAACACAATAGAGGTAATCTACCCCACTCACGGCACACAATCAGGCGCACAAGTACAGTTTGACCCAAGCACTCATACTTGGACGGTTTGGAACAAACGAGGCTTAGAACGCACGTTTAGAAACGTAACTTCATACGCTAGATACATGACGAAAGGTTAAGGGGTAAAGCATGAAATTTAAAACATTTGAATTAAATGCCTATAAAAGTAGGGCAGGAATAACACTTTCATTCGATAAGAAAGATAGAGTCTTAGGGATAATCACAAGCAAACTTTTTTACCTAGATTCTAAGCACCCTTTAAAACTTAAAATCACTAATAATCAAGCTGAACGCTACCGTATTAAACAGGAAATCAAACAAACAGAATATAAGGGATCTGTTACCGAGGGCGTTATGCAATTAGCTGACATTATCGAGGAAAAAATTATCTTGATGGACTATCACAATGCCAATAAAGAAAATTGGCGGGACTGGATGCGTGTTGTTGTTTACGAGTACCTGTATGACGTAGCGTTTAATCGTGGTATTCGCCATGAAAGACAACGTAGAAAAACCAAGCACAAAGCACTCACAGCCTTTGACGTTATTAGTTCCGAAGATGTTTCAGAGCTTTCTCATGAGTTAGGAATTAGTGAAGATAAACTAACGTACGCAGTTATGGAAGTTATCTCTAAACGTAAAAACGGAGGCAAAAAATGAATGATGACACTTTAATAAACCTTGTTGCCCGTGGCTTAGTTGATAAAGTCATTCATTTATTTAATAAGTATCTTGGTACACAACTCAAAATCAGAAATGAAAAGCGAGTATTACCTTATATCTCTAAAAAGCGTGTTATGGAAGACTTAGATATATCAGACGGAACTCTTGATAATTGGGAAAAGCACGGCTTGAATCGCTATAAACCAAGATACAAAACTTCACTTATTTACTATTTGATTGATGATATATGCAAGTTCATCATCATAGATACATAGCAACTTGTCAGGCAAGGCAAATTTTATTAGAGGATTGAGAAAATGACAAATATTATTAGAGTTTGTCCCTATGTGGCTGGTATTGATAGCGTAGGTATGCGAAGTTTACAAGTCTATCATACAGAACTTACAGACAAGCAGATTGAGAAATTAGACCCATTGAATGCAAACACAGGCACAGTTGATTATTCTTTTAAAGTTCGTAAATATAAGCACGGTATCCGATTTGAGGGCGAAAAAGAGGGCGGAGAAATCAGCTTATTTGATGAGGTAGCGAAATGATTGAACACCACCAAGGCTACACGACTATAAAACGGTACGGACGGAATAGTTTTAGACAAGCAGGTAAACACCCGTTTAAGATGATTAACAATGCACGAGCGGTCAAATACGACCTCATACAGCAGTTTGAGGAGAGTACAGGCATAATCTTACCCAGCGGAGTGAAAAGCAACTTATGCACGCAATCAGTGCCGATTTTAGGTAAGCAACTGGCTATCATGAAATTACAAATAAAGGAAACTAAAAAATGAAATTAAGCGAATTACAGAAAATTGACCAAAACATTATTAAATTTCTTGCTGAACATAGAGGAATTGACCGAGCTGTCAAAGGTAGAAATTTAGCACAAAACCTTAACATTGATTTTCGTACCTTACAAGGTCGCATTGAGTACCTCCATAAGCAAGGTTGCGCCATTGGTTCAATTGATAACGGTTATTTTATCCCAACTAATGAAGACGAGCGCAGAGCTGGCATTATCAAAAAACAACGGACAGGCATTGCGATTAATAATGCAGTCAACGGCTACACCCTTGCAGAACTTGATTGGATTGACCAACTCTTTGAGGAGGTTGACTATTGACACCCAAAGAACAAGCCCTAAACTGTATTAATCGCGGTTTTTCTGTTATCGCTGGTTTTCCTGCTGGAAAAAGCGAAAGGGCAATTATAAAGGGGAGTTCTTCAGGAAGTCTTGACGAAATCACAGTGAGCGCGTGGTTTGATGAAATACCGAACCGCAACATCATGATTAATCTTAGGAATAGCGGTTTGATTTGTATTGACTTAGACCAGCACCAAAACGGACAGAACGGCAGAACTGTATTCAGTCGATTGTGGAATGAACACAGCGAGGGCGAAATATTAAGTACCTATGTCGAGAAGACACCCACAGGCAACGGCTTACACGTTTTCTTTAAAGTTCCGAAAGAGCTATTTAATCAGCCGATTGTCAATGAACTAGCGGACGGCGTGGAGATAAAAACACACTTTACACCCATCTACCCAAGCAAACGCACAGACGGCGATTATATCCCTTTGAATGATACCGAAACCAATAAGCCCTTAACTTTCGATAGTCTTTGCGATTGCCCTGACTGGTTACTTGAAATGATACAACGACCGCAGGCACGCGCAACAACTGGCACAAGTAGCCGAACTTATGGCGCTGAAATGTGGGAGCTATTCAACCAAGGCGCACGAAAAGGCAACCGAAACAATGACACGAACCGTATTCTTCACTACTGGAGAAAAATAGGCATTGATAATAATAGCTGTATGGACTTATTGCGAACCTTTAACAATCGAACCAGTCCGCCCTTACCTGATGACGAGCTGGCAACTATTTGGAAAAGTGTATTCAAGATGAAATAGAAAGGAAGTCATGACAGACCAATTAGATAAACTTGTGGCAGAAACGCCACAGGAAAACGTAAGAAGTCCGAAACCTAAAATAGAGGACTTCACAGATTATGGCCAAGACGGCAAAAAAGTCGTTGATGTCGCAGGTTATCAAGACAGTTTGAAAGACTGGCTAGAACAAGAAAAAGAAATCATTAATAGCCCTGACTATGTCAAAGCAAACACTCAAACGCTTAGAGCGGTTAGAAAGCTATTCTTTGAACACCGTAACTTATTTTTAAGCACACCTAAAGAGGACGGAAAGCCACCGAAATCATTAAGCCCTTTAGAAACAGCAAGAATCATCTATAAGACGCTCAAAGTCATCAAACTAGACCACCAAAGCGGACTGTTAGGCATTTACAATCATGAACTAGGAATATATGAAACAAATGAAAACTTCTTTCATCGGCTCATTTATTGGCTAGAGCCGTCTTATAGTCAAGCACGGTCAAAAGAAGTCTTATTCAAACTTGAAACCTTAGCAGAGGTTAAGCAACAAACCGCAGAAGCTCATCTTATCCCAGTGGCGAACGGTATTTTCAACAAGAAAACGCAACAATTAGAGCCATTTAGCCCTAGTTATGTCTTTACTTCAACGATTGCGACCAAGTACAACGCTAAAGCCAAAGCGCCTAATATTAACGGCTGGAATATAGACGACTGGCTCAATGATTTAATGAGCGGAGATGAAGAGCTTGTCAAATTGTTATGGCAAGTCATTTCAGCAAGTACCAACGGAAACTATTCTTATCGAAAAGGCGTTTGGCTTGTCGGTAAAGGAAATGACGGCAAAGGGACATTTCAGAGCCTTATCATGAACCTTATCGGACGCGAGAACGTGGCAAGTGTCAAAGCTGAACAATTTGCTGAACGGTTCGCCCTTTCTCAAGTCGTTGGTAAAACTTGCATTATTGGAGATGATAGCCAAGTTAGTTACTTAGACAATGCAGGGAACTATTTCAGCGTAGTTACTGGCGACCCAGTACCGATTGAAGCAAAAGGAAAACAACCGACTTTAGCAGTATTTAACAAGCTAGTTATTCAATCGACTAATTTCTTGCCTAAGTTCAGAAACAAGTCGAACGGAACTTATAGACGTTTGCTCATCGTGCCTTTTGAAAAGTCTTTTACCGCAGATAATGACAATTGGAAAATTAAAGATGATTATATTAAACGCAAAGACGTTTTGGAGTACGTGCTTAAAATCGCCTTATCACTTAATTTTGATAAATTTGACGAACCTAAAGCCACAAAGGGGCTGTTAGATGACTTCAAAATCAGCAATGACAATGTACTGGCATTTGTAAATGATATATTTGATGAGTTTGTCAGTGATTTTCTACCGACTACTTTTCTAAGTGCCTTATATCGAGCATGGTGTGAAGATGAGGGTATTAAGCCATTTACTAAGCGAGAGTTTGAAAATAAACTACCTGACCACATTAAAGAAAAATGGATAAAAACAACGCAAAGACCGAATAGCGCAGGTTTTAATAGAGCCATTGATTTACACCGAGCGGAGGAATATGAGCTTTTTAGACGGCTCTTTCATTGGGATGACGACAAACAAAAAAAGGTTGCTAAAGGCTATTTGCGCAAGAAAAAATAAAAAACGTTACTGAAAATCGGTAACGCGTTACTGTTAGAAGTTACAGCTTTAACCCTATGGTTAAGCCGTTTGTAGCACTTTGTTACTATGTTACTGTCAAAACACTTACTAGCTAGAAATTATCACAGGAAAACAAAAACATGAAAAAAGCACGCTGTCCAACAAATTGAATTGTTGACATAAAAAAACTATATATAGAAAATTGGAGAAAATAAAATGAACAACGAAATTACAAAACACTTGAACAAAGCTAAAGCACTATTGATTGAAAAATACAGCGATAGCATTGACGAGCAAGCAAGTCAAGAAGCATTAAAAAACATCAAACAGGATTTTGAAGCTATTGAAATCTATGCAAACGAAAGCGACACAGAACCGCAAGAGTATGAACCACAGGAAACAGTAAAATCAATTATTGAGGAAATGCAAGAGCTGACCTTTGCACCTCATGAAATATCAGGCAATGATACGCAAGTTTTTGCGGACTTGCTGACGGATAGTATCGAGCGTTTAATTAAAGCGCTAGGATTGAATGAAATGAGCCTTTCAGCAGAGAGCGAGAACAAACCGCAAGAGCTTGCACTCAAAGCACAGGTACAAGACTTATACTCGCTTAACGATTCAATGATTACTGATGACCCTAACTATATCCCAAGATATACAGACGGCACAATTATCAAACTGTCTGATTTAGTAGATATGAATGTCAACGCTTTGGATAATATCGCGGAATTAATCGGCTTTGAGTTAGAAGAATAAACAAAAAGAGCCTAGTCAATGACTGGGCTTTTTTAACGTTATGTGGAAATATAAAACTTATAAAACTTATAAAACTTGTCTTTTTACTTTGTTATAATCAAAAGGACATATAAACAGAAACGAGGCAAAACAATGACACCGAAACAACGTAAATTTTGTGATGAATATATAAAAACAGGAAACGCCACGCAGTCGGCTATTAATGCAGGGTATAGCCAAAAAACAGCGAAGTCGATAGGAGCTGAAAACCTGACTAAACCTGACTTAAAAAAATACATTGATAGCAAGTTAAAAGACATTTCAAACAATGCCATAGCAACCGCAGAGGAAACTTTGGCCATATTAACGCAGATAGTCCGCGGAGAGCATACAGAGCAAGCGATAACAGCAGAGGGCGACGTCATAGACAAACGCCCTGATACTAATCAAGTTATTAGGGCGAGTGCTGAAATCTTAAAACGTTACCCACTTGCCCAAGACATTAATATCAAAGGGAGTTTAAAAGTTAGTAACCCTTTTGAGAATCTAACAGAGGAAGAACTTAGAATCTTAGCAAGCAGAGAGGGGGAAGCGTGAAAGATAAAACAGACAGAATTATAAGCGATTATGTCAACGGACGCACACAAGCCAAAATAAAAGCAATTGAGAGCCGTTATCTATACAGGGTAAAACAGGACAACTTAGGAATTAGAACAGCTTATAAAGGAACAGCAGAGCCAGAGGGGAAAACATTAAACAAAGAACGCATGGAAGAAGATAAAGATCTGATAGAATTAAGGCGAACACTTGAACTTTTAGGAACTTTATACAATACTTTAACAGTATCAGAAAAAAGAGTCATAGAGTTAAGATATAAAGGTTATAACGGTTTTACGTGGTATCGTGTCGATATGGAGTTAGAGAGTGCAGGCATAGAAATACCTATCAAGAGAGCTAAAAAAATATACATTGCTTTCAAAGAAGACGTGGCGCGTGTTTTGTAGTCATGGACTGACAGGATAGACAGCACACGAACCCAGCCATTAAGCAAGTAAAAGAGATTATAAACAAAGCCACAGAACAAGCACAGCACGCGCGTGATGTTGATTGAATATAATTTACCGCAAAACATATTAAAAGCTCACAGACAGTAAACTGTGGCTGTCGGTTAGGTATCCCCCCCACTTCTTAAGTATTTCAAAACTTTTAAAAAGAACCGAGTGAGTTTAGCTTTTTCCAAGTGTACAAAGTCCTGAATCTATTTTTTACTTAAGAATCAGGTAGCGACACCAATCATAAGTATTTTATATACTCCAACTCAACTAATCGAAGTCGTGTTTTTTATCAAAAACATGTATAAAAAATAGGTGTAAATATTTTAGAAAAATAGAATAGCTCAACCGTGGGAATCTCACAACATTTTTTTTACGTTCGTCTAAAAAATCAGCAAAATTAAAAGCCGTATATCGTGGATATACAGCCCCTTGCCTGACAAAAATTTGTTCATTTTTTTAACGCTTTTTACTACGTTCGTGTTTTTTTTACGTTTTTTACTACGTTTAAAAACATGTATATTGTGGTCTAATGGGTCGTTTTTTATTGCATAATTGTATAAAACGTGTATTTTATCCTCTATTTGGTTCTAATGGGTAGCTGTGATAAAATAGAACTATGTTAAAAAAAATCGAAAAAGCTTATTTATTTTTAGAGAAGAATTTAGAAGTGCTAAGATGCCCAATTTGTCAGGGAAAATTTCAATTGGAAACCAATGCCTTGAAATGTCAAAATAATCATACCTATAATTTAAATAAGAAAGGTTATGTGAATTTTCTACAAACCAAAGCTGATACAGAACATTACACGCGAAAAATGTTTGAGCCTCGCAGACGTCTGATTCAAGCTGGGATGTATCAACATTTACTGACAGAAATTCAAAAATATTTTGTCAGTGGAAATTTGCTTGATGTTGGGACTGGGGAAGGGTCATTTTTGGAACTCCTTAAGGTAGATGGAGCAAAATTTGCTTTTGATATTGCTAAAGATGGGATTGAAATGGCGACTGAACTAGAGATGGAAAGTTTTTTAAGTTTAGCTGACTTGACTAATCTCCCTTTTGCTGATGAAAGCCTGTCAGTAATTTTGAATATCTTCACTCCGTCAAATTATGCAGAATTTCACCGTGTATTAGCAGAAAGTGGTTTAGTCATCAAAATTATTCCTGATAAAAATTATCTGCGAGAATTGCGTGAAGTTTATCAACTTCCCGTTGATTATAATAATCAGCCAGTTCTTGAACGTTTTAGAGAAGAATTTCCTAATGCCAGTCAAGAAGAAATTGAATACCAATTCGAGATTCCGAAAAATTTGCGTCATGATTTTTTACTGATGAGCCCTTTGGAATGGTCTGTTTCTGATGAAAGAAAAAAATTTGCTAAAGAAAACCCACCAAAAACGGCCACAATTCATGTCCAGATTCTAGTGGGGAGAAAATAAAAAAGCTGTCAATCAGACAGCTTTTATTTTTATTTCATTAATAGTTTAATTGCTTTAGCAATTCCTTTTTTTACAGAAATATAAAGAACAAGCGAAAGAACAAAAGAAACTGGTACAGCAATCCAACTTGTCAACAAACTTACAAGAATATAAGTGATAAAGACGAGAAAAATTGAAAAAACAGCAATATTTGCAAAGAAGTTTAATTCTTCAATTCGTTTATTAACTTGTCTTTGTTCACGTCCTTGAGTTTCGCTATAATCATAATACTCTTGTTTTTCGTAAAAATCTTTGAGGTTTTTTAATTCCATAGTTTTCTAGCACTTTCCGATATTATGTAATTAATTATAGTATAAAAAGCAAAGGTTTACGTTGCTGTAGCTTTAATGAAATTACCCTTTTGTTACTAAATGATCAAAATAAAATTAATCTATAATTTTTAATGAATAAATATACTTTTTACTTATCATTTTTATCAGAGAATGAATTTGAAAAAACCTGAGCGGGAACATTATGATATAATTATCACTATGATTACTATTACTTCTACGGCAGAAAGTTTGGAGCAAGCCAAAGCGTTGCTCGAAGCTGGAGTTGACCGTTTATACATTGGTGAAAAAAATTATGGTTTACGCGTTCCAACTGCGTTGACCAATGAAGAAATTCAAAAAATTACAGAACTTGCACATGAAGCAGGAAAAACAGTGACTGTCGCAGTCAATGCTTTGATGCACACAGAGATGATGGCAAAAATAAAAGAATTTTTAGATTTCTTAGTGGAAATTAAAGCTGACCGAATCGCAGTAGGTGATGCAGGTGTGATTTTTGTTTTACAACGTGACAAATATGAGCTTCCTTTTACTTATGATGCCTCAACCATGGTTGCTTCTGCCCGTCAGGTTAATTTTTGGGCCAATCAAGGAGCGATTGAAGCAGTTCTTGCTCGTGAATTACCAAAAGAAGAACTAGCGGATATGACCGATGAATTAGCTGTACCAGGCGAAATACTGGTTTACGGGGCTACTGTGATTCATCATAGCAAACGTCCTTTGGTACAGAATTATTATAATTTTATCAAGACAGAAGAAAATGGGAAAGATAGAGAACGAAATCTTTTTGTTTCTGAACCTAAGAAAGTCGATACTCATTATTCAATCTTTGAAGACAATCACGGGACCCATATTTTTGCTAATGATGATTTAGATATGATGACTGAACTTTCAGATTTGGTGGCAATGGGCTATGATCATTGGAAATTGGATGGAATTTTTACACGTGGTGAAGATTTTGTTGCTGTAACCAAACTGTTTGTCGAGGCTAAAAACTTGATTGAAAAGGGCGAGTTTACAGAGCTCAAAGCTTTCCAACTTGATGAAGAAATCCGAAAAATACACCCAGCGGGTCGTACTTTATCACATGGTTTCTACGATTTGGACAAAGATGCTATTAAATAAAAAAGGCTGTTATTTACTGACAGCTTTTTTTAC